CAAGTATTAATCAGTAGACTGACTAACCCTATTATCGCCATGACTCACGTCGGACACAGAGTTTTGGAGCCTAGCCAGCTTCACACAGTGACAAAGTTCCAGAGTATTGTGAGATGGTTTCTTCCTAAGGTGCAAGCGATTGGCTGTTGCTGTGCGCCTGATGTTGATGTTGGAGTGTTGCAAAGGGAAGAGCGCATCCATAGAGAGGTCGACATCGCCCGAACGTCAATGTACGTCACCGCAAGGTGTTCAGTGCTGACGGCGTATCGGATTCAGGAGGAGGAACGGGCATGTGAGTTGTTCAAGCATGAGAGCGCGACGGTTGAAGACGTCGCTGCAGTGTTGCAGGGAGAGGGCAGCGCTGCTTACGCAGCTTTTGAGACGACCACAGCCCGTGGTGCGGACACAATTGTGTCCGCAGAGAGCGAACCGGAGGAGACTACTGCCGTGGTCTCGAACCGGGCTATTCGCTCAAGGTTGGCGATGCGCCAGATGAAAGTCGATGGTAAAGTCGTGCCTGACGTGGTAGCCAATGTGTTGGCTGCTGTCGTCGTGAAGGTCGGTGGAACCATGGCGCACACTGACGCCAACCGCTTGGTGGTGAGCAAAGTATGTAGGCAGGTTATGAAAGTGGCGAACATGCGTGACGTGGATGTCATGATGTATGAACCACATGTCATCGAAACCTACTTCAGCTGTCGCAACTACCAAGCAACGGCAGGGATGTACCGACGCAAGGTGGCGCCGTGGTTGTTGAAGCTGTTGGGCTTCAAGGATCCACGGCCGCTACGTGCGTAGTGGTGCCCGTTGACGGTTGAGGGGGTGGACTCAGTATCCGAGGTCCATCCCGCGGGGCTCAAGATGCGCCGCAACGGGAGTATTCATCGGACACGTGTGTGGTACAAGCTTACGGGCTTGTCGCCACCAACAAAGCTGGGGGTCTTTAACAATACCCTCGACAACGGATACAGAGCTTTTGCAGAGCGCTACTTCCTATGTAAAACGAGCAAGGGCTTCGAGCCAGCTCTCCCCGTTAATGTAACAGAATACACACACGATGATGTGATGATGGACTTTCTTGAGAATGTCTGCTCTAAGTTGAGCTTGGCCCCCGTCGCTACCAACCGTCAGGTTGTTGAAGCGTACACGGGCTCCAAGCGAAAGCTTTATGAGGAGGCAGAAGAGAAATTCTATAGAGACGGGGTTACAAAGGATGACGCGAAGCTGCATAGTTTTGTAAAGTTTGAGAAACAAGATTTGAGCAAAGCTCCGCGGGTCATCAACCCGCGTTCCACGGTGTATAACTTACGCCTTGGACGGTTTCTGAAGTTCAATGAGAAGAGGTACTACGCAGCGATGGCGGAGGTGTTCGGTCAGGAGCACGTCGTGATCAAGGGCATGGACTCGAACGCAGTAGCAACTCAGTTGCATACACTGTGGGGAGCCAAGAATGACCCAATCGCTGTGGGCGGTGATGCGTCCAAGTTCGACATGCACGTTAGTCGTGCTGCGTTGTTCTACGAGCACCTCTTCTACATCCGCCCATACTATGACTCAATCAAAGAGGCTGTTTCAGCCTATGAGCGAGTGATCGCTGAGGATCGTTACAGTCCTCGCGGGTACTCTGATCGAGAGGAATTGTGTTGGCTGCTAGCACAGCAGCTGGACAACCACGGTCAGGCATGGTTTGAGGACGGAAAGCTGAGCTTCAAAATGGAAGGAACCCGAGCGTCCGGCGACTTGAACACGTCGCTGGGCAATTGCTTACTCATGTGTTCATTGACTCGTTCCTGGTCCAGGCGGGCTGGAGTGGAAGTCGGCCTCGCAAATAATGGGGACGATTGTCAATATTTCTTGGACCGTAGCGACGAGTCCACTTTCAGAAATGGAATGTGTGACTGGTTTGCGACGAAGGGGTTTCGCATGGTGCTGGAGGACACAGCAGAGGAGTTCGAGAGAGTCGAATTCTGCCAGTCCCAGCCCGTTCTAACGTTCAATGGTTGGAACATGGTGAGAAACCCAAAGACACTGATCACAAAGGCTTCCATGTGCCTCACCCCATGTGCCAATATAAAGGCACTACAACGGTGGATGATGGCTGTGGGTGTGTGTGAAGGTTCTCTGGCACGAGGCGTGCCCGTGGTCCAGCAGTTTGCTGCGGCGCTTAGAGCTAATGGCTCTCAATGCACCAAGAGGCAGATTGATCTGGCGTATCACGGGTCAGCACGTGCATTTCACGCAGATTTGCGGGCAGAGATTGAGCCGCTCACTGATGTGGCACGGCTCTCCTTCCACACAGCTTTTGGCATCACCCCTGAGGAACAAGTGGCCCTAGAGGAACACTATTCTCAATGGAGGTTAGGTGCCTGGGGTGAGCGGTTAACCGGCGCAGAGGCTTTGGCCAAGGACGTCGAACCGCTCGCACCCGTGACGGTGTTATTGGAGCCCGCGTTATAAACTGTTATAATTTTCCAAAATGCCAAAGAAAACACGCAACACAGTTTTGGTGGCGAAAGCTACGAAGAAGAAGAAGGAAATGACCCGTCTGGGGTCCGCACTGCGGGCTCTAGGCGGGCTAGGTGGAGGTGCACTCGGCAGCTTCATCGGCCAACCAGCGATGGGCACCAGCTTGGGCACAAGCCTGGCTGCATCCCTATCTAAGTGGCTGGGTTCTGGAGACTACGCTGTCTCCTCAAACTCGATCGTCCAACGAACCCTAAATGGGTCGGACTCGATCCCAGCAATGCATAACACAGGGCAGTCAATCACTGTCAGGCACAAGGAGTTCCTCGGAGAAATCCGTGGTTCTACGACATTCACAGTTCAGCAGGAATTTTCCCTAAACCCTGGATTGTCAACTACCTTTCCCTGGCTTAATGACATTGCCAAGAAGTTCCAAGAATACCGTGTCAAAGGGATGGTGTTCCACTACGTGCCCACTAGTGGCAGTGCAGTGAGTACAACCAACCCCGCGCTTGGTTCTGTGATGTTGCAGACCACTTATAGAGCGAGCGATACAGCTCCAGCTAGTAAGGTCGAGATGCTCAACGAGTATTGGTCCTCAGAGGCCTGCCCGTGCGAGGCTTTCGCACACCCCATTGAATGTGACCCAAAAGAGAACCCTTTCTCCACGCAGTACGTGCGTGGGGGGTTGATTCCGGCAACGGACAACATCCTCATGTACGATCTGGGCAAGACATTTGTAGCCACGAGTGGCATGCCAGCAACTGGCAATGTCGTGGGAGATCTTTGGATCACCTACGAGATAGAGCTTCGTAAGCCGGTTCTTAACAGTTCCGTGTCTGAGTCGCAGGAATGGGCCAAGTGGTCGGGACTAGCACCCACCAACTCGTCCATGTTCGGTACCACTACTATTGTGAACACCGGTAACCTGCCAATCAGCATCACCAACAACGTCGTGACCTTTCCGAAGGGCGCGGTCGGCCGTTGGTTGTTTACTTACTACGCCAACCCACTCACTGACTTTACAGGCACAAATCTTGCCTCAGCACCCACGCTGGTGAACTGCTTTCCCGCGTTTATCGATGCCACAGCGACAGCAGCCCACAAGGGCTCACAACTGTCGGGCGCCGATGCGGGTGGGTGCTACATGCTCCAGGGAATTTCCATCGTCGATCCGGCGGTGGTTGCAACCGTCACCTTTTCCATCAACTTCGGAACTAACAACGCCTCAAGCGCACATCTTGTTATCACTCAAATGTGATCATCTTCATAAACTGTATTTTAGAACCAGTAACCTATTTGGCTGGTTGTGTGAGAGATTACCTCTTGAAGCCGTTTGCGTGCTCCCTCTACTGTGAAGGGGAGCCTTGGCTAGCGCACTCGAAAAGCACAGCAACATCGTACATTGTGGTACGGTGCACAACCACGGACCGCACAGTAATCGTGCAACCTCTCCGGTGTCCGCCAATACAAACAAACAACATAAACATTAGCTAGACTACATATAGATACATCTGATCCATTTCTGCACAGTTTTGATCAACCGTTGCCGTAATCCTTACGGTCTCGCTCCGCACCTATGACACTATGGAGGAACCATATCACCAATGCTAGAAAGCAGGGGGGTGGTGTGGTGTGTTTACAGCTTACCTGGAACATTGAAAACAGGGCACAGTAATCGTGCAACCTCTCCGGTGTCCGCCAATACAAACAAACAACATAAACATTAGTTAGACTACATATAGATACATCTGATCCATTTCTGCACA